CCGCGGGCGGCTGGCACCGATAAGGCGTTGAACAAGCTGGTCGACGATCTCTGGGCGCGCTGGGCGGATCAATGTGATGCCGATGGTCATACCGATTTCCACGGGCTGCTGTCGCTGGCGATGCGCGAGACCATCGAGGGCGGCGATGTCTTCGCCCTGCGGGTGCGCCGACCGCGATCGGCCGGGCTGGTGGTGCCGCTACAGATCGAGTTGAAGGAGGCCGATCACCTCGACGCCGCCAAGTTTGAGGATCGCGCCGGTGGGGCCCGCATCCGCTACGGCATCGAACATGACAGCACCGGGCGGCGCACGGCCTATTGGATGTATCCCGATCATCCCGGCGATGTGGCACCCGTGTTTTCGCGGCGGTTCGAGTCGGTCCGCATCCCGGCCGACCGGGTGGCGCATTTGTTCGAGCGTCAGCGGGTGCAATCACGCGGCGTGCCCTGGGGCACCCCGGCGATGGCGGCGCTGCGCGATGTCGACGACTGGCAGCGCGCCGAGCTGGTGCGCAAGAAAACCGAAGCTTGTCTCGTCGGCATTGTCTTTGGTGACGACGAAACCCAGCAATCGATCGCGCCGGTGGTGCAGGATGCCGATGGCAACCGGATTGAGCAATTTGAACCCGGCCTGATCGCCTATGCCCGGGGCGGAAAGGACATCAAGTTCAACCAACCCGCTTCCACTGCAGGCGTCTATGAATGGCACAGGGTGCAGTTGCACATCATCGCGGCGGGTTGGCGCGTGCCCTACGAGCTGATGACCGGCGATCTGTCACAGGTCAATTTCTCGTCCAGCCGGGTTGGCCTGAATGAATTCCGCCGGATGGTCGAGGCGATGCAATGGCAGATGATCATCCCGATGTTCTGTCAGCCGATCTGGAACTGGTTCTGCGAGGCAGCATTTGCTGCCGGGTTGATCCCTTCCGCCGATATCCCTGTCGAATGGGCGCCGCCAAAGTTCGACAGCGTTAACCCGCTGCAAGACGCCACCACCGACCTCTTGGAAACCCGCGCCGGGTTTTCGACCATCGCGCAGCAGATCGCCAAGCGCGGCTATGATCCACGCAAGGTGCTGGAGGAATGGCAGGAGTTTGCGCTCCTCGCCGATACCATGAACCTAATTTTTGACAGCGATCCGCGGAAAGTCAGCCGCGGCGGGCAGGTTCAAAGCCAGGACCCGGCAGCGCTAGACAGCGAGACCACCAAACCACCGCAAGACCCAAGCCAAAGCTGAATGGAGCAAATCATGCCGAAAGACATCATCGATCTGCCCCTGCAAGGGCGGATGGCCTCGGTGCGCGCGGGTTCCGTCGACGAAGCCGCCCGCACGGTCGAGATCATCTGGACCACCGGCGCAACGGTCCGGCGCTCCCTGTTCTGGGACGAGGCGGTCGACGAGGAACTGTCGCTGGAAGGATCAGCGGTCCGGCTGGACCGGCTGAACGGCGGCGCGCCATTCTTGAATTCGCATGACGCATTGTCGCTGGACTCGGTGCTGGGCGTTGTCGTCGACGGCTCCGCCCGGATCGCCAACGGCCAGGGCACCGCAACGATCCGCTTCAGCGAGCGGGCCGACGTAGAGCCGATCTTCCGCGACATCGCGGGTGGCATCATCCGCAACGTCTCGGTCGGCTACCGCGTCCATCGCTATGACATCACCAAGCGCGATGGTGCGCCCGAGCTCTGGCGCGCCGTCGATTGGGAACCACTTGAGATTTCCGCCGTGGCCATCGGCGCTGACTCCGGCGCGCGGGTCCGATCTGACGCCACCCGCACCGCCACGATGAACACCTGCACCCTCATCCGCACCATAAACGCAACCTTGGAGGCTTCTATGCCCGACGATATCCAACCCGCCGCAGCGCCCGCATCCGTCACGCGCGCCAGCGACCCTGTCCAGTCCCCGGCACCGGTGATCGCCCCGGCCGCGCCAAACGCCGACGCGATCCGCGCTGAAGCCCAGCGGGCGGCGGCCGATATTCTGAACCTGTGCCAGCGCCACGGCCTCGACACCGCCTTCGCCGCCGATCTGATCGGTCGTGGGGTCTCGCTGGATGGTGCCCGCGGCGCCGTGCTGGACAGGTTGGCCGAAGGTGACACCGTCGGCACCCGCACCGGCGCTACGGTCCCGGCAGCAGCGCGCGACACTGGCGCCAATGAAATCGCCTATCGCGATGCCGTGACGGACGCACTAATGCATCGCCATTCCCCCGGCCTGCACAAGCTGACCGACGCAGCCCGCGAATTCCGCGGGCTGAACCTCTTGGATATGGCCCGCCACGCCCTTGAACGCCGTGGCTTCAGCACACGCGGCCTTTCGCGGATGGAATTGGCGACCGAGGCGCTGCAGAAACGTGCCGGGCCCGGTTATCATTCCAGCGCGGATTTTCCTTTCATCCTCGCCAATGTTGCCAACAAAACCCTGCGCTCGGCCTACGATTCCACCCCGCGCACCTTCACCGCCTGGGCGCGGCAGGCGACGATCACGGACTTCCGCCCGGTCCAGCGCACCCAGCTTGCCGGGGCGCCGGACCTCCTGCGCGTGCCTGAGAGCGGAGAATTCACCTATGGCACGATGGGCGAAGGCCGCGAGGTCTATGCCCTGCTGACCTATGGCCGCATCATCGGCATCACCCGCCAGACCCTGATCAACGATGATCTCGATGCCTTCACCCGCATCCCGTCCGCATTCGGGGCATCGGCGGCAGACCTTGAATCTGATCTGGTCTATTCGATCCTCACGTCCAACCCGCTGATGGGCGACGGCGTGGCGCTGTTCAACGCAGGCCATGGCAATCTCGGCACCGCCGGGGCGATTTCGGAAACCACTCTCGCCGAAGCTTACCGCCTCTTTGGCAATCAGCGCGGGATTGAGGCGCGGCAAATTTCGGTGCAGCCACGCTATCTGATCACCCCGCCCGGCAGCCGGTCGGTCGAGGCCCGCAAAAACGTCACCGCCACCACGCCCAACGCTGTCGCAGGCGTCAACGCTTTCGCGGGTCGCTTGGAACCGATCGAAGAGCCCCGCCTGATTCCAGCGGCCGGGGCCGATCCGTGGTTTCTGGCGGCCGATCCGAACCGGATCGACACGGTGGAGTACGCCTATCTCGATGGCAGCAACGGCGTTTACACCGAAACCCGCATGGGCTTCGAGGTCGACGGCATGGAAATCAAGGCCCGCCACGACTTCGCCTCCAAGGCCATCGACTGGCGCGGGCTCTACCGCAACGCGGGCGTCTGATCCTTCCCATAAACCTCAAATCTCAGGAGACCTCTGATGAAAAACTTCATCGGCGTGGGCAACCGCGTCACCCTGACCGCTGCGGCGGTCACCACGTCGGGCCAGCCGGTTCTGATCGGTTCGCTGTTTGGTGTCGCAGAGAACGCCGCCGCGATCGGCGAGCCATTGGTGCTTGTAATGAATGGCATTTACGATCTGACCAAGATCGCCTCGCAAGCCTGGACGGTTGGGCAGCTGATCTATTGGGATGTCGCCACGTCCCGGGTGACTAACGTGATTGCCACCAACAAGCTGGTCGGCGTCGCCGTCCTCGCGGTCGGTGCCGGTGCGGGCGAGACGACCGGCCGCGTGCGCCTCACAGCGGCCAGCGCCAATTGACCGCCTTCGATCTGGCCACGGATTCGCTCTTCGCGGATCAAAATCTTGCCGTCGACGCGCTGCTGCGTGTCGGCGGCACTGGCCCTTCGCTGGCCATCCGCGTGATCCGGGCAATGCCGGACGGGTTTGCCAGTTTCGGCGAAGGGCGGTTCGTCGTCGACACCGTGCTGTTGAACATCCGCCTTGCCGACGCGCCGATGCTGTCGGCGGGCGATACGGTGGAAATCGCGGGGCAGTTGCACGAGGTCCAAGGCACTCCAACCCGCGACACCAACCGATTGGTCTGGTTGGCAGAGGCGCGGGCGCTGTGAGGCTGCTCCTCGATATCCAGGGCGATATCCGGGCGATGATGAAGGTCGAGTTGGAGGCGGCAGAGCGCGCGGTGACAGCCGGGGTTTCCGAGGCAGCTAGCGGATTGCAAACTGCTTGGCGCGGCCAGATTACCGGCGCGGCCTTGGGGCAGAGTCTGGCAAACTCGGTCCGCAAGAAGCTTTATCCGACGTCCGGCGCCTCGATCCGGGCGGCGGCGGTGGTCTATTCCAACGCCTCAAAGGTGGTCGATGCCTTTGACCGCGGTGCCCTGATCCGCGCAAAAAACGGGTTCTGGCTGGCAATCCCGACGGCAGCCGCAGGCAAGAAAGGCGTTGGCAACAAGCGGATCACCCCGGGCGGTTGGGAACAGCGCACCGGCCAGCGCCTGCGGTTCATCTATCGGCGCGGGCAGCCCAGCCTACTCGTTGCGGAAACCCGGCTGAACTCAAAGGGTCGGGCGGTCGCATCCAAATCGAAAACTGGCCGCGGGGTGGCCACCGTGCCGATCTTCCTCCTCGTACCGCAAGTGAAACTGCCCAAACGCCTGAGCCTGGACGGTCCGGCGCGCGAGGCGGAGGCGCGGCTGCCGGGGCTGATCGTGGCGAATTGGAGGGAGGTTTAGTAACCAGCTTCCCACTGATGGCGAACGGCAAGGATAACCGCCGTCTCGCCGTCAAAACGATAAAGCGACACATATCCGCTATCACCAAAGGGGATCAGCCACTCGCGGAACTCTGGCTCCATGTCCTCGACCGGTCGGCCAACACCGGGCTGATCACGCAGAATTTGCATCCCCTCACGAATGGATTTGGCTGCGCGGCGGGCTGCATCGGGGCTCTTGTCGGCAAGGAAGTGATACAACCGCTCGACATCCCGCAGGGCTGCGGGCGACCAGATCAGTCGTGGCATTCAGGAACGGCCGCCTCTTCGCCCGCTTCAAGCTTGGCGAGCCAGGCGTCGGCTTCGTTATCGGTCACATGCTTGCCGGTCGCCTGATACTCCTGCCAAGCCTGTAACCCGGCCTGCCGGAACGCCTCGCGCTTCTCTTCACGCTCCACGAATTGCGCCACGGCCTCGCGCAGCATCCAGTGGGTGGATCGATCTTTGGCATCCGCCAGCCGCTTCAGGCGGTCACGGGTGTCCTGATCGAGCTTTACGGCAATGGGGCGGACGGCATTCATGCGGACGACTCCGGACAAGTATTCACAGGTATTACCTCTAGCATAACAACGACCATCGCAGAAGTCATAAATCCGCAAAGGTGAGAAAATGCCCACCATCCGCGAAACCATCCTTGCCGCGCTGCATGCGCAGCTGCAGCCGCTTGCCGCCACGGTTCTGCGCGACGAAGTCCTGCCCGAGCGCATCCCACCCGCAGGGCTATTGATCCTGCGCGACGGCCAGCCCGGCGAGCCGGAAGTCACGCTGTCGCCGCTGCGCTATCACTTTCAGCACCGTGCGGATTTGGAGGTCATCGTCCAAGCGCCCGGGAACCGAGCCGCGGCTTTCGACGCGCTGATCGCCTCGATTGGCACGGCACTGGCCGCCGACCGCACGCTTGGCGGGCTCTGCGACTGGGTCGAGGCGGAAGCCCCGGCCTCGGTCGATCTTCCGGTTGAGGGCGCGGTCGCCCTGAAAGCGGCGGTGATCACCGTTGTGCTCCACTACACCACCACGGGCCCGTTGGCCTGATACCCCGACAATAAGGAGAAAGACATGGCACGTGCGCAAGGCGCGCGGGCGCAGATGGCGCTTGCGTATGAGACGGTTTACGGCACCCCGCCGGTCAGTGGGTTCCGGTTGATGCCCTTCGCCCGGACAACGCTGGGGTCGGAACAACCGCTGCTGGAATCCGAACTGCTGGGCTATGGGCGCGATCCGCTCGCCCCGATCAAAGACGCTTTCACCGCCGATGGCGAGGTTGTGGTGCCGATCGATGTGGAGGCGTTTGGGTTCTGGCTGAAGGCCGCGTTCGGTCAGCCCACCACCGCTGGCACGACGCCCAAGACCCACACCTTTCAGTCGGGCAACTGGACCCTGCCCAGCATGGCCGTCGAGGTCGCCATGCCCGAGGTGCCGCGCTTTGCGATGTATTCCGGCTGCGTGCTGGACCAGCTATCGTGGCAGATGCAGCGCTCCGATCTGTTGACGGCGACTGCGCGGCTGGTGGCGCAGGGAGAGACCGTCGCCGCCGTCACCGCCGCTGGCACCCCCACCGCGCTAGGCCTACAACGCTTTGGCCATTTTAACGGCACAGTGAAACGCAACGGCACCGCGTTGGGCAACGTGGTCTCCGCGGAGATCGCCTATTCCAACAACCTCGACCGGATCGAAACCATCCGCGGTGATGGCCGCATCGATGGGGCTGACCCGACCATGGCTGCGCTCACCGGGCGGATTGAGGTCCGGTTTTCCGATACGACGCTGGTGACCCAAGCCATCGACGGCAGCCCTTGCGAGTTGGAGTTCAACTACAGCCTTGGGGCGAACGCGAGTTTCACCTTCACCGCCCATGCCGTCTATCTGCCACGCCCCCGGATCGAAATCGCTGGACCGCAAGGCGTGCAGGCCAGCTTTGACTGGCAGGCCGCCAAAGCCACCAGCCCCGCTCGCATGTGCACCGCCGTCCTCATCAACAGCATTGTGAGTTATTGACCATGATCCGTCTGAATCTGACCGCCACGCCACAGTGGCTTGGCCTTGCACCAGGCCTGCGCCTGCTGGTTGATCCGCTGACCACTGCCTTGATGGTTTCCGCCCGGGCCGACATGGCGATCGAAACCCTGCCAGAAACTGCCACGACCGAGGAACTGGCGCTGGCCATGGCGAAAGCGGTCGCCCGCCGCGCCATTCTCGACTGGGAGGGTGTCGGCGACGACGACGGCAATGTTGTGCCGGTTACCGCCGAGGGCATCGACGCGCTCTTGGAAATCTGGCCGGTTTTCGAGGCGTTCCAGACCAAATATGTCGCCCGCGGCCTGATCCTGGACGCGGAAAAAAACGTCTCCGCGCCCTCGCCGAGTGGTCCTTCGGCGGGGGCGAGCGCTATTGCGCCGCGTGTATCGGGCGCTGCGAAGACTGCCCGGCAAGACTGAACCGCCCCCAGACGCAGGATGGCTGGCAGGTCTGGGATCTGGTCGGCCGCCTTGGCGGCCAGTTGCGGGTGATCCCGGGCGCTGTCTTGGGTTGGGACATGGGCGCGGCCCTGGCCTTGGCCCAAGCGCTGGGCATCGACGCGCTGATCACCGCCGAACTGCTGCCCGAGATCGAGGCGGTGATGGTGCGCAAATTGAATGAACAAATCGGAGAAAACCATGGCTGAAAAGAAAGTCAGCGTCCGCCTGTCGGCGGTCGGCGGACGACAGGTGCGCGCCGAACTGGAAGGCATCGGCGAAGCCGGGGCCCTTGGCTTTGGGCGTCTGTCCTCCGAGATGGAAATGGCGAACACCCGGCTCGTCGGCTTTGCCCGCAAGGCCGGGATCGCGCTCGCGGCGGTGACCGCCGCCGCGGCAGCGGCTGGTGTGGCGATGATCCGGTCAGGGTTGGATACGATCGGCGCGCAAGCCGACATGGCCGCCTCGCTGAAAACCACCTTCGAAAGCCTGCAGGTGCTGACATGGGCCGGGGAATTGGCTGGCGTGTCGATGGGCGAAATCGAACAGGCCACAAAGAAGCTGACCACTCGCCTGTCCGAAGCTGCCGCCGGATCGGGGTCGGCCGTCGGTGCCTTGCAGCGGCTAAATCTGACCGCCGCAGAGTTGCAGGCCCTGCCACTGGATCAGCGCATCGTCGCCATTCAGGACGCGCTGGCGCGTTTTGTGCCCGAGGCCGAACGCGCCGCCGTGGCCTCTGATCTCTTTGGCGACAAGGCGGCGCTGGCCTTCCTGCGCATCGATCCGGCGACCTTGCGCGAAGCGGCGCAGGATGTGCGAGATTTCGGGGTGGCGGTCAGCGATACGGATGCGGCGCAGATCGAACGCACCGGCGATGCGATCGCAAAGCTCAGCATGATCTGGCTCGGCCTGACCAACCGGCTGACGGCTGCAGTTGCCCCGGCGCTGGAGGTCGTGGCCAACGCTCTGGCCGACATGGCGCGCAGCACCGGGCCGATCGGGATCGCAATCACCGCGCTCTTCGACAATCTCGGACGGCTGACCACCTATGCTGCCACCTTTGCGGCCCTGATGGCCGGGCGCTGGGTGGCGGGCATGGCCGCGGCCGCCCTGTCGGTCAGCACCTTGGCCACCGGCCTCGTGATCCTGCGCGGGGCGCTTATCCGGACCGGCATTGGCGCATTGATCGTGGGCGCAGGCGAGTTGGTGTTTCAGTTCATGAGGCTGGTGTCCGGTGCTGGCGGCTTTGGCAATGCCATGGGGCTGCTGAAGGATGTCGTTGTCGAAGTCTGGGAACGGATCAAGATGGGCGCGACGGCTGCCGGGGCTGCCGCGGCCGCGATGTTTCTCGACATCAAAGCCGATGCGGCCAGCGGCATGCAAAGCGCGATCGAAAGCGTGGTCGGCTTCGGCAATACCGCTGCCAACACCTTTGAGGGGGCATTCGAGGCGATCAAGGCGATCTGGGGTCTACTGCCCGCCGCGATCGGGGATCTGGCGTTTCAGGCGGCGAATAGCCTAATCGAAGGGGTCGAGAGCATGTTGAACGGCGTGGTCGCGCGGATCAACGGCTTCATTGAAGGCATCAATTCCGGGCTGGAAGCGCTGGGCTCGGAACGCCGGATCACGATCTTGGGCGATCTCGACCTTGGCGAGATCGAAAACCGCTTCGCCGGGGCGGCGACTCAGGCCGGAACGGCGGCGAAAGAGGCGTTCAACCGGGCCTTCGAGGACAATCCTCTGGCGGTTCCGGACTTGGGTCTGAACAACATCGCTCGCGAGGCGCTGACCTCGGCCAACACCTACCGCACGGCGGCCAGTGATCTTGCAGCTGGGGCGCTGGCCCCACTTGCCAGCTGGCAGGCGCTGAAGGATGCCGTCGCAGGTGCTGGCGAGGATGGCGGAGCCGCCCTCGATGGCGCGACCGATGCCGCCGATCGGTTTGACGAGTCCGTCACCGCGGCCGGACGGGCAGCCGGTGGCGCAGGGGCTGCCGCCGCCGATGGGGCCGAAGCTGCAAAAACCGGATGGGCGGCGGCGGTTGCCACCCTCGCCGACTATGCCGCCAAAGCGCGCGACATCGGCGGCGACATTGGCCAGACGCTCGTCGGGGCGTTTCAGAGCGCCGAGAACGCTGTGGCCGAATTCGTCAAAACCGGCAAGCTCGACTTCCGCAGCCTTGTCACCTCGATGATTGCCGATCTGGCCAAGCTGGCCGCCCGGCGCTTTATTCTGGGGCCGATCGCCAGTGCCTTGTCGGGTGCGCTGGGCGGTGCGGGCGGGTTGTTTGCCGACATCCTGCATTCCGGCGGCACTGTCGGCGCGGCGGGCACCCGGCGCATGGTGCCAGCCATGGCCTTCGCCGGGGCGCCCCGGATGCATTCCGGTGGCTGGGCCGGGTTGAAACCTGACGAGGTGCCCGCCATCCTGCAGCGCGGCGAGCGGGTTCTGTCGCGGCGTGAGGCAGCTGGATACGGCCAGGGGCAATCCAGCGCCCCAACCGTCAACGTGACGATCATGTCGCGCGACGCCGAAAGCTTTCGGCAATCGCGCACGCAAGTTGCGGCCGACATTGCCCGGGCAGTGTCGATGGGTCGGAGGGGCATGTAATGGCGTTTCACGAGGTCAGATTTCCCGACAACATCAGCCGGGGCGCACGGGGAGGGCCGGAACGCCGCACCCAGATTGTCGAAATGGCGAGCGGCGACGAAGAGCGCAACGGCTCTTGGGCCGACTCGCGGCGGCGCTATGATGCCTCTTACGGTATTCGCAAGGCCGACGATCTAGCGGCGGTGACCGCGTTCTTTGAGGCACGCCGCGGGCGGCTCTATGGGTTTCGCTGGAAAGACTGGGCCGACTACAAATCTGGACTGCCGTCGGCGGGCACCTTGGCCACCGACCAGCCGATCAGCACCGGCAATGGCGCCAAATCCACTTTCCAACTGGTGAAACTTTATACCAGTGGCGCGCAGTCCTGGACCCGGACCATCACAAAGCCAGTCGCTGGCACCGTCGCGCTGGCTTTGAACGGCGTGCCCCAGATCACCGGCTGGACGGTCAGTACGACCACCGGCGTGGTAACTTTTGCTGCCGCCCCAGCCCTGGGTGTCGCGATCACGGCGGGGTTCGAATTCGACGTGCCGGTGCGGTTCGACACCGACGCGCTGGATATCACCCTTGATTTCGAGCGGCTGGGCTCGATCACATCCATTCCCCTGATTGAGGTGCGCCGATGAAACTTCTCCCTTCGGGCATGCAGGCCCATCTCGACGATGGCACCACCACGCTGGCGTGGTGCTGGCGCATTGAGCGGGCCGATGGCGCGGTGTTCGGTTTCACAGACCATGATCGCGACTTGATCATCGCGAGCACGGCCTATGAGCCCGACACCGGATTTGCGGCTTCAGAAATCCGCGCCAGCGCCGATTTCTCGGTCGACGGGCAGGACGCCGAGGGTGCGCTGCGTTCTGACCGGATCACCGAGACCGACATTCTGGACGGCCGCTGGGACAATGCCGCAATTGAGGTCTGGCGGGTGAACTGGGAGAATGTCGCGCAGCGGGTGCTGATGCGGCGTGGCAATCTCGGTCAGATCAGGCGCGGCAAACAGGTGTTCGTGGCCGAGGTGCGGTCGCTGACCCACTTCCTCAATCAGCCTGTGGGGCGAACCTACCAGTATTATTGTGACGCCGAACTTGGTGATGCGCGCTGCGGCGTTAATCTGGCAGCGCCCAGCTATTCCGGCAGTGGATCGGTCGCGGCGGTGTCCGGCGATCGGACCTTTACCACCGCGGGCCTTGGCGGCTTTGCGGTGAACTGGTTCGCGCTGGGCCGGGTGGAATGGACGAGCGGTGCCAATGCCGGGCGGCGGGCCGAGGTGTCGATCCATTCTGTCGCGGCGGGTTTGGCGCAGATCACACTGATAGAAGCCCCGGTGCGGGCGAGCGCCCCGGGTGATGGGTTTTTCATTCAGGCGGGCTGCGATAAGCAGTTCGCGACCTGCCGCACCAAATTCGGCAATGGCGTGAACTTCCGAGGCTTCCCGTCGATCCCGGGCGACGACACCATTGTGCGCTATCCGACGCAGGGCGATGGCAGCACCGGGCAACCGCTATGATCGGCGCCTTGACGGAGCGGGTGATCGCCACAGCCCGGCTGTGGCTGGGCACGCCCTACGTGCATCAGGCCAGCGTTCTAGGCGCGGGTTGCGATTGCCTCGGCCTCGCGCGTGGGATCTGGCGCGACTTGCATGGGCCTGAACCGGTCACCTCGCCGCCCTACACCCGCGACTGGGGCGAGGCAGGCGGGGCGGAAGTGCTGGCCGAAGCGGCGCGGCGCTTCCTTGAGGAAATCCCGATCGCCGGGTCCGGTCCCGGCGCGCTGATCCTGTTCCGCATGGCCCGCAATGCCCCAGCTAAGCATTGCGGCATCCGCAGCGAGACCGGTCTGATCCACGCCTATGAGGGCGCGGGCGTCATTGAGGAGCCGTGGAGCCCGGTCTGGGCACGCAAAGCGGCTTTTGCTTTTCACTATCCGGAGTAACCCACCATGGCAGCAATCCTTCTCGGCGGCATTGGCTCGGCGCTGGGCGCGGGCCTCGGCGGTTCCATCCTTGGCTTGTCCGGGGCGGTGATCGGCGGCGGCATCGGCTTGCTTATAGGCACGGCGATTGACTCGCGGATCATTGCATCCTTTGCGCCAGACCAGCGGCAGGAAGGTGCGCGGCTGGACGAATTGCGCGTCACCAGCGCCACCGAAGGCGCCGTGATCCCGCGCATCTACGGCCGGATGCGGGTGGGCGGCAACATCATCTGGGCCACGGATTTCCGTGAGGTTTATTCCGAAACCCGGCAGGGCGGCAGCGGTAAAGGTGGCGGTGGCGGAGTTGTCGTGGAGGAATACAGCTATTTCGCCAGCATCGCCGTGGCCATCGCGACCGGGCCGATTGGTGGGATTGGCCGTATCTGGGCCGATGGCAGCGCGTTTGATGTGCCGGGTGCCATCTGGCGGCTGCACCGCGGCACGGAAACCCAGATGCCCGATCCGTTCATCGAGGCCACAATGGGCGCAGGCCTTGCCCCGGCCTATCGCGGCACCGCCTACATCGTGTTCGAAAACCTGTCGCTGGCAATCTTCGGCAACCGGCTGCCG